ATGTACAATCTTGTTTTGAATCTTTCCATCTTCTTTCAAATCTTTTTCTATAAGATTTAATTCTTTTTCCTCAGCTGATGCTCGCTCTTCTTGCGTCATATTTTTTTTACTCTCAATATCGTTTGGTCTATACCTTAAAAACCATTCATCAAATTCTTTTGTTCCTCTTTTTGAACGCAACTCTCTAAATTTGTCTGCTTTTTCAGCGCGTATTTCTTCTACTGATACTTGATGACCTATACAATTAATACTGAATCTTTTAAGCAACCCTTTTTGCGCCAATCTATTTTTTTCTTGTACCTCAAATAAATAACGAGACATGCATAAAATGCGATCCTTATTTGCCAAGTATTCGCGATTTGCATACAAAAAGGCTAGGTAAAAACTCAACATAGTATCGATCGTGGCAATTTTTACATCATTGTCATCTTGTTTAACAATATTGTAACTATGACATGCCATTGGCTGGTAAATAATAAGAACAGTATCGTCTCCTATTTTTACCTCATAATGGGTTGATAAAATCTCGCCAAGTGGAGAGCGTTTTACAACCTTTACACCTTTTATTTTATTATTAGTCAACTTTTCTTTAACAATTTCCGCAGTTTTTTCTGGCTCTGTAGATAAAACGTCAAAATCTGGTATTTTTTCCAACCTTTTTTGAAATCTTTTTGGCATATATCTAGAATACAAGGAAATAGCATATCCTCCAAAAAAGACAACGCCTTGGTCTATTAACGTTTGTTTCACTGTATCATAAATTAAATCACCATTTTCTTTAGTCTCCATTTTCCTTTGAAAGTCTTTGTAGCTGCATTCTTTGCTTGTTAATGGATGGTTTTTATTCAATAATGTCAATCTCTTCAGCACCTTTTCCCAACGACTGACATCTCCCGCTGGCCTAGATAACTCTAAATACATTAACATGCGGAGAAAGTTTGGTGGGGCATAATATATTCCTGCTACGCGAATTGACTCATCCTTTAAAGTACTAAACAATTCTTTTGGCATGCTTGTAATGTCGGCAACTGGAATAAAATTTACAAACACTTTAAATGTACCGTAATGCTGACCGGATTTTGCCTCGGTTTCAACAAATCCAGCCTTTACATATTCATCGGTCAAATCTTTTGCATCATCTAGAGCATTTGATGAAAAGAAATCATAATCTGGAAGCTCAAAATCCCTATTATAAAATTGATCTTTCTTTGGCAAAATATTATTAATAGCTGTACCACCGTAGCATATTAATCCTCTTTTTTTAATAAACTTTTCAACTATATCTATAATCCGATTAATTTCAGGTGAATTTACAACCACTTTGCCTTTATTCATCTCTGCTTTATCCACAGATGAACGCAAAATAGCTAATTCACATTCATTAAATGACATTGATTTATTACATATTTCTTTCATATAATAAGGTAATAAAATTTATTATATGAAATCCAACATCTTCTCCGCCTAAACTGTTGAGTTTATATATTAAAACTATAATAATCACTTGTTACCGTTCTAGTTGCATAAGACACTTCTGGATTTGGTAAAGGAGGAACGTCAATAACAATTGGAATATATCGCAATTTTTCAGGTTTTAATACAAATGCATAACCAGAATCGTTAAAAAATAACTCGTTCTCTTCTAAATATGCGTCATAATTTTGATAACGCATTCCCAACATTTGCACCCCTGCTTCCCTCATAACAATTGAACTTGGATTTGGGGGATCTGCCCCTTTGTCTGGCATACCAATGGTCATGTTGGTTTTATTATATTCAATCAATTCATTTAGATCTGGTGCATAAGCAATATCATAATAATGGAGCGCTCTCATAAAAATGGAATTACTTGTCATGTTCACATATTCGTAAAAATCCTTGCATTCCATAAATGACAGGTTTGACCGATCTACTATAATAATAATTTTACCCATAAAATCCAAGAGTTTCCTATTTCCTAAATTCTCCTGATGATTTTCATAGCTATACTCTTTGCCCAATAATAGTGAATCATATCCTTCAAATAATTGCGCCAGATTTTGATACATGTTTTGATTTGTGCTCTTTATTCTTAAATGAAAAATAATGGGATCTTTGGGGTTTGGTGCGGTACTATTTGAAAAAGCATAATCTCTTACCACTGCCATGACATCGGCAAAATCTATTGAATTGTAGGTTTCCTTAATGTAATAGTTATCGGTGGTTGACGTTGCCACAACTGGTCTATCATCAATAGAATAAACTTCAAAATCCAAACCTCTAACACCTTGTTTCAAAATGTCTTTTAATGCGCATAATGAGACAAAATCATTCTTATAAGCCCCACCACTGCAGCAATTATATGCCGTTTTCATATAATATTCATTAAACTTAAATTGGCATCTTTTGTCAGCATAATTTAATGATCTAATATTTCCATTTAATGTCCCATAAATATTGTCCAAAAATGAACAATTTGTATATTGTAGAGAACGTATATAAAGAAAGTATATTATGCATAAAACCATAATTATGATAGTTATTACAGATAAAATTAGCACTCCAGTTGTTTCCTGGAATTTTTGTACTCTTTTTAATGCTTGCATTGGATTTGAAATCGTATCATATGCAGACGTAGCACCCTTTTTAATCATATCTGCCCCTATTTGAAAAATACTTTGTTTTTGTTTTTGTTCTAGAGTTGTGTCGCTCATATCTAATATATAACAATAAATTTTAAAATAAATATTGTTTTATTAACAGTTAAATAATATGTACTATATATATCAAAAATGCCGGGTGGATTATTAAATCTTGTCTCACAAGGTCAACAAAATATTATTCTAAATGGTAATCCTTCAAAAACATTTTTTAAAACTACATATGCAAAATATACTAATTTTGGTTTGCAAAAATTTAGAGTTGATTTTGAAGGGGCAAAAACATTGCGTTTATCAGAAGAGTCTACGTTCACTTTTAAAATACCTAGATATGCTGATCTGCTAATGGATACATATGTCTCCGTTTCTCTTCCTCAAATTTGGAGTCCAATAATGCCCCCAGGAGATCCTAGTCAGTATGTTTGCGCTGACAGCAATTTTGTTCCTGAATGGGTTCCATATGAATTTAGGTGGATTGAAAATTTGGGTGCACAAATGATCTCAAAAGTTAGCATTACTTGTGGAAACCAAACATTGCAGGAATTTTCGGGAGCTTACATTTTGGCATCAGTTGAGCGCGATTCTAGCAATGGAAAAAAGGGTTTGTTTGATAGAATGATTGGAAATGTACCCGAACTTAATGATCCTGGAAATTCTGGAACCAGAGTTAACAGCTATCCAAATTCTTATTATACCGATAATTCTTTGGGAGCGGAACCATCTATTCGCGGTCGCACATTATACATTCCATTAAATGCATGGTTTGGTATTAAAAGCCAAATGGCATTTCCTTTAACGTCTCTTCAATACAATGAGCTTCACATTACAATAACGTTTAGACCCATAAACGAGTTATTTCAAATTCGCGACGTATTTGATCAATGTAATAATTATCCATATATTTCTCCCAATTTTAACGCATATTATATGCAATTTTATAGATTTTTACAACCTCCTCCAGATATTGCACTTGGTCCAAATTCTTACACAGATACACGATCTATTTGGAATGCAGATGTTCATTTGGAGTGCACCTATGCGTTTTTATCAAATGAAGAAGCCCGCTATTTTGCCGTCAACGAACAAAAATATTTGATTAAACAAGTGCATGAAAGAGTGTTTTATAATGTAACGGGTCCTAATAAAGTGGAGCTAGATTCCATCGGGATGGTTTCTAGTTGGATGTTTTATTTTCAAAGAAGTGATGCAAATTTGCGCAACGAATGGTCTAATTACACAAATTGGCCTTATAGATACTTGCCACGCGATTTACTACCTGCTTCAACAAATGGATTGCTGGAAATAACGCGAATTACACCTAGTGGAATGTATGAAACTGTTCTTATAGGACCAGGTGTAAATCCAGACGGTAAATTGACTGGGTGGATGATTACCGGCGATTATTCGCCTGAAAACGAGGCAGAAATTCTTGTAAGCCTGGGTATATTATTTGACGGATCTTATCGCGAAAATATTCAGCCCGCAGGAATTTACAATTACGTTGAAAAATATACTAGAACGTCTGGTAATGCTCCAAATGGATTATATTGTTATAATTTCTGTTTGAATACATCGCCCTACGATTTGCAGCCATCCGGTGCAATAAATATGAGCCGATTCAATACAATAGAATTGGAATTTACAACCATGGTTCCCACACTTGATCCGCTTGCTCAAAGTCTTACTATTTGCGACCCTGAAACGGGTACTGTT